CTGCCGCGTGTTCTCAAGAACATGAACCTCTTCGTCGACGGCCGGGGCTACGCCGGACGCATCGACGAGATCCAACTACCGAAACTTACCCTCAAGACCGAGGAGCATCGCGCCGGTGGCATGGATTTGCCGGTCGAAATCGACCTCGGCATGGAGAAGCTCGAAGCCGAGCTCACCATCGCCGACCACGACCCGGAAGTCTTCAAGCTTTTCGGTCTGCTGGACAACGCCGCCACCCAGATCACCATTCGGGGCGCCATCCAGGCGCAGGGGGCGGAAGCCAAGCCGGTCATCGTCAATCTGCGTGGTGGTTGGAAAGAGCTCGACGTCGGCACCTGGAAGCCCGGCGACAAAAGCACCCTCAAGGTCTCGGTGGCCGCCAGCTACTACAAGCTGACCATCGACGACGAGGAGTTGATCGAGATCGATGCAATCAACCTGGTCCGAAAGGTGGGCGGCACCGACCAGATGGATGCCATTCGCGCGGCGATTGGTTTGTGATGAATGAGAAGGAGTACCCCCATGAGCACCGCTGAACGCATCAAACTCAACTTCCCCATCGAACACGACGGCGTGCCGATTGCCGACATCGCGCTGCGCCGCCCCACGGTGGGCGACCACTTGGCTGCACAGAAGGCCGCCGGGACGGACGCCGAGCGCGAGATTCGGCTGATCGCCAATCTGGCCGAATTGCCGCCAGCAGCGATCCACCAGCTCGATATGAAGGACTACGCCCAACTACAGAAGGTGCTGGGCGGTTTTTTGCAGTGAATCCGGGTGAGATCTCCGCCCTCGTGGTGGAGCTCGCCCTCTACACCCACTGGCCTCGATCCGAGTTGCTTGCCCTGGAGGTGAGTGAGTTGGTCGAGGCCTTGTCATTGGCGCGGCGCTTGTCTGTCGTGCCTTCTTCCTGAGGTTTGCCCATGGCCAAAGCGCATCCCGTTCAGATCAGCATCGGCGCCACGCTGGCGGCCTCGCTCGGCTCGGCGGTGCGGGGTGCCCAGGCCCAGTTGAACCAGCTGGGCTCCACCATGGCGGAACTCGGCAACAAGCAGTCCGGTATCAAGCAGCTGGAGACCCTGCGAGCTCAGGCCCGGGATGCTGCACGGGCCATGCGCGCGGCGCAGCAGAGGGTGTCCGGGCTGGAAGCGAACATCGCTGGACAAAATGGAGGAGCCACGGCCAGGCAAGCGCGTGAGCTCGACCGTGCCCGTGCCGCAGCCATCCGATCCGAGGAAGCCTACCGTCGCCAGCGCTCGGCCGTCGATGAACTGAGCACCTCGCTGACTCGGGCCGGGGTGAACACCCGTGCCATGGGCAGCGAGTCCGACCGACTCGGCAGCCAGCTGGAGACCCTCCGATCCCGCACCGAAGCCCTGTCGCGTGCCCAACAGGCACAGGCCCGCAACATGGAGAACCGCAGCGCTTACCGTGCCCAGATGATGGATGCGGTTGCGCTCGGTGGTGCGCTCTATGGTCTGGTGCAACCGGCGGTGGCCTTCGAGTCGGTGATGGCCGACGTCAAAAAGGTGGTCAATTTCGACACGCCGGATCAGTTCGGGCAGATGTCCAAAGATGTGCTCTTGATGTCGACCCGTATCCCGATGGCTGCTGACGGCATCGGGGCCATCGTCGCTGCCGCTGGTCAGGCTGGCATCGCCCGCGAGGAATTGCTGCGCTTTGCCGAGGACGCCGCCAAGATGGGCGTGGCCTTCGACCTTTCGGGCCAGCAGGCCGGCGCAGCGATGACGGGCCTGCGCTCGATCTTCGGACTGACCCAGGACGAGGTGGTCAAACTCGGGGACGCCATCAACCACCTGTCCAACAATATGGATGCCAAGGCCTCGGACCTGCTCAACATCGCCAACCGGGCGGGCTCGACGGCCAAGCTGTTCGGCCTGTCTGGCGCGCAGCTCAATGCCCTGGGCGCGACCTTTCTCGCTTTGAAGACGCCACCTGAGGTGGCGGCCACCGGCATCAATGCGCTCTTGATGAAGCTGGCCACCGCCGACAAGCAAAACGAGAAGTTCCAGCAGGGGCTGCAGGACATCGGGCTGTCGGCCGAGGTCATGAAGAAGATGATCGCCCGTGATGCTCAGGGGGCGCTCACGACCTTCTTGCAGCAGGTCAAGAAGGCGCCCGACCTGATGGGCACCTTGTCGGACTTGTTCGGCATGGAGTACGCCGACGACATCGCCAAGCTGGTGGGTTCGATGGATACCTACGAGAAGGCGGTAGGTCTGGTGGCCGATCAGACCGCCTACGCCGGATCGATGCAGGCCGAGTACGAAGCACGCTCGGCCACGACCGCCAACAACCTGCAATTGCTCAAGAACCAGATGAGCCGGCTCGGCATCACGGTCGGCAATGCGCTGCTGCCGGCCCTGAACAACCTGGTGGGCGCGCTGATGGCACCCATCGAAGGCATCACCGCGCTGGCCGAACGCTTTCCCATCGTCACCCAGGTGGTGGTGGGCACCGTCGGTGCCGTGTTGGCCTTGAAGGCGGCGACCATCGCCTTAGGCTATGCCTGGACCTTCGTGAAGGGGCCGATCCTCGGAGCGCAGGTGGCGTTTCAGTCGGCGCGGGCAGGTCTGGCGTTGTTGCAAGTGCAGGCCGCCACGACTGGGGCGAGCGCCAGCATTCTGTCGATTACTTGGCAGCGGCTGCAGACCGGTGCCCTCGGGCTGATCGCTCCGGTCAAATCGGCAGCGTTGGCCTTCTGGTCGATGTTGCCGGCCATTGGTGCCACCACGGTAGCCTTGCTGGCCAACCCGATCACCTGGATCGTGGCGGGCATCGGTGCCGCTGTCGCTGGCCTGGCGCTGGTGATCCGCAAATACTGGGACCCCATCGCCGCCTACGTCGGCGGGGTGTTCGAGGGCATTCGCTCTGCCGTGCAGCCGGCAATGAGCAGTCTGACCACAGCACTGGCACCGCTGGCGCCGATTGGAACCCTCATCGCTAACGTCTTCGGCTTCATCGCCGATAGCGTGAGCCGGGTGGTGGGCTGGATTGGGCAACTGCTTGCGCCGGTGACACTCACCCAAGACGAGTTCGCTTCACTCTCGGCCTCGGGTCAATCGCTCGGGGCGGTGATCGGTGGTGTGTTGAGCACAGCTTTTACGGTGCTGACCCTACCAATCCGGGCCGTGGGCACGCTGGTGGGGTGGGTGATCGACGGCTTTACGGCCCTGGTGTCCTTCTCACCACTGGCCCTGATCAGCGCCGCTTGGCAGCCAGTGGCGGATTTTATGACCGGTCTTTGGTCGGGTATCACCGCCACCGTCGGTCAAGCCATCGACTGGATAGCCAACAAGATCGGCTGGGTGATCAACGCTGGCAAGCAGGTCGGCGACTGGTTCGGTTCGCTCTTCGGCAGCGAGAAGCAGGCTGTGCCGACATCCACGGCACCAACATCCTCGCGTCCAGCGGCTATGGGTGGCACTGCCGCGCTGGCTGCGCCGCGTCCAGCTGTCGGTACCGCGCCGGTTGGCATCACGCCCATGTCAGCGGGCAGTCCGGCAGCAGCAAACACCCGGCCGATGGCAATG